ATTTCGCCAGAAGATTACATTGCAGTAAGTGAGAAAGGTGAAGTTATAGCACTGGTTCACTCGCATCCGCAAGGTGAGCCAAAACTCTCTCAATCAGACTTACAAACTCAATTATACAGCCAGTTAGATTTCTGGCTAGTTTGCGATGAGCAAATCCATATTTTTCCCAAAATCCCATTTTTAATCGGTCGTGAATTCAAGCACGGTGAAATGGACTGTTACACGATATTCAGAGACTTCTACCGCCTATCAGGCTACGAGATGCCTAATTTCGAGCGTAAAGATTATTGGTGGGAAGAGGGTAAAAATCTCTACTTAGACAACATCGAGAAACAAGGATTTGAGCAAGTAAACGAACCTCAAATTGGTGATGTAATTTTTATTAGTGTAGGAGCAAACGTACCCAATCACGCTGCGATTTATGTAGGCGAGCAGATGGTTCTTCATCACGCACCAAAACGTTTATCTAAGCGTGATTTATATGATGGTTATTGGCTTAAACACACTCATAGCATTTGGAGATACAGAGAATGGTCAACGTTAGATTTTACGGTAGCCTTAAACAGTTTGGCTCTGAATTTAGGCTAGATTGCAAAACGCCCGCCGAAGTAGTTCAAGCTCTCACAAGCCAAATTCCAAAACTTAGACAATTCATTCAGCAAGGCTTATTTACTGTAAGGGTAGGGCGAGATTACTTTGATAATCGCTATCTTGAGCATGGATTAAATCAAAAGCTTAAAGATGATGCAACAGTGCATTTCACTCCAACATTGAAAGGCTCAAAGCGTGGTGGATTATTTGGAGTGATTGCTGGCGTGGCTTTGATTGCAACGGCTTTTGCCTTGGGACCATTGGGATTTAGTGTTATCGGTGCAAATGCCGCTTGGATGGTCGGTGGAGTGGGTGCGTCAATGTTATTAGGTGGCGTAGCTCAAATGCTCACGAAAATGCCGTCAATGTCAACAGGCAAAGATGCTGAGAAGAAACAATCAACCAGCTTTTCAAACCTCTCGAACATGGCAGCTCAAGGTCGTCCAATGCCTCTCGCTTACGGACGGATTAGAGTTGGCTCACTGATTATCTCTCAAGGCGTTGAGACAATGGACATTGAGCGACAACCACCAGAAGAGAAGAAAGGCAAATTATTACCAAGATTTAAACGATAGGAGTTAGACAATGGGTAAAGGTGGCGGCGGCGGTCATACGCCTGTTGAGGCTAAAGAAACAAGCCGAAGTAAGCAGCTAGTCAAAATCATTGATGTTATTTCTGATGGCGAGGTTGAGGGTTTAGCCGATGGAATGAAATCGGTTTATTTTGATAATACCCCAGTCCAAAACAAAGACGGTTCTTATAACTTTAATAACGTCCAATTAGAGGGGCGAGTAGGTAGCCAAGTTCAAGATGTAATTGCAGGATTTAATACTTCAGAAAAAGAGGTGAGTGTTGGAACGCAGGTTAGAAAGAATTTACCAATTACTCGAACCGTTACAGATAGCAAGGTTTCTCGGTTAAGACTAACAATCGGTGTTCAATCTCTATTTAGTCAGAATGAGAATGGCGACACAGGCGGAACAACGGTAGAGCTTGTTATTACTATCGGCTCTCAATCTTATCCTGTATCAATCAGCGGTAAATACAGCTCTCAATATTTACAACAGCACACTTTTGATAATCTTCCTCCAGTTCCGTTTACCGTAAAAGTAGAGAGAGTAACGGAAGATAGTAAATCACAAAGACTACAAAACAATACAGTTTGGTCAAGCTACACAGAGATTATCGACACAGAGTTTACTTATCCAAACACAGCCTTAATTGGTGTGAAGTTTGATTCTGAGTATTTTAGCAATATTCCATCTCGCACCTATGACTTATTGGGTTTAAGAGTAAAAGTGCCGAGCAACTACGATACACGCACTCGTAAATATACTGGAATGTGGGATGGTACTTTTAAAACCGACTGGACAGATAATCCAGCTTGGATTTTATACGATGTAGTGACAAGCAAACGTTACGGATTAGGCAATAGATTAGGTGAGTTCGGGGCAGATAAGTGGGCATTGTATCAAGTCTCACAATACTGTGACCAATTAGTGCCAGACGGTTTCGGTGGACAAGAGCCAAGATTTACATGTAACGCTTGGTTAACAGAGCAACGTTCTGCCCATGATGTGATTAATGATATTTGCTCAATCTTTCGTGCAATGCCAGTCTGGAATGGTCAACAGCTAACAGTTGTAATGGATAGACCGTCAGATCCAGTCTGGACTTACACAAACGCAAACGTAGAAAAAGGTGAGTTTAACTATACTTTCTCAGCTAAAAAAGCACGACACAATGCTATTCAAGTTGAATATGCCGACAAAGATAACGGTTATGAAAAGGCGATTGAGTACGTTTCTGACGATGAATCCATCCGTAGAAATGGCTTAAACGTTAAGAAAATAACTGCCTTTGGTTGTACTTCTCGAGGGCAAGCTCACCGAACAGGTTTATGGTTATTACAGACCGAGAAACTAGAGACTAAAACAGTTAGCTTTGTCGTTGGCGCAGAGGGCTTAATGCATGTACCTGGCGATATTATCAAAGTCGCTGATACGTATTACGCAGGCACCAATGTTGGTGGTCGAGTTTTAGCGGTTAACGGAAAGAAAATTACTTTAGATAGAGAAATATCGGTCAATGGTAACAGTTACTTTAGTTATATCAACCAAAATGCAAAACATCAAGATATTAAGATTATCTCTGCTAAAGGTGCCGAAGTTACTTTAGACCAAGAGCCAGCAGGGTTAGAGGCTTACGGTGTTTGGTCGTTATCTACTCAACAGGTAACAAGCCAGCTATTTAAGGCTCTATCTGTAAAAGAAGAGACCAAAGGTAAATATACCATTACAGCCTTGCAGCACGAACCGCAGAAAGAAGCGATTGTTGATAATGGGGCGAAGTTTGAGCCTAAAGCGACATCAATTCTTGCTGTGCCACAGGTGAGCAATATCGGCGTAACAGTTAATCCTGACGGTAGTATTTCATTTGCTGGCGATATTACTGGCGGTAACGGTGTTATCAAGTATGATTTTCGCATCTATAAAGATGGTGCATTATACGATGTTAGACTAGGTCAAACCTCGCCAAACCTAAACTTAGATAGTCTAGAAAACGGTGAATATACCGTTGTAATCCTAGTTAAAAATGAGCGAGGTCAAGTACTAAGCGAAAGAACACAAACCTTTGTTATTGATAAACCGCCAGCACCAACAGGCGTAAGAGTTACTGGTGGACTTGGAAATATCACAATCGAATGGGATTGGGTTAATGATGCCACAGCGACAGAGATTTTTGTTAGCGAAACTGACGACATCAAGACCGCCGTACGCTTAACGAAAATCACTGCGAGAATGTACACGCACGAAGTCGGAGCTAAACAGATCAGATACTACTGGATAAGACATACTCGAGGCGTGAACGTTGGTCCATTTAGTCAGCAAAGTGGCTTGCGTGGCGAAAGTTCGGTTGATATTGATGCGGAGTTAGAGATTTTAAATAAAAAACTCTCGCAAAACATCGTTGATGAAGTAATCGACACAGCTTTACCAGCTAGAAACCTTGACTTAATCAAGACGGTTAACGGCTTAAACACTGGCGAATATCAAGGACACAAACAGGTATATAACACCGCAGACGGTAAACTCTATACATGGAACGGTAGCAAATACCTTGAGAATGGCATTGATGCAAGCGGCGCTCGCATCAAAACAACTCAATTAGTTGGCACTTTACAGGCTGATCAAATTGGCGCAAACACAATCGGAGCTGGTGCATTACAAGCTGGAGCGGTACGAGCTGAGCATATTGCGGCAACTCAAATCACAGGCGAGAAATTAGCCTTGGGGCTTGGTGGTAATTTGCTCAAGAATCCAATATTCGCCAATAACTCACAGGGATGGCATGGCTTTGTCTGGTATAACAAGAGCATCGAAAAATACTGGACGGCTGGTAGTGTTGGCGTGCAGCGCATAAGACGTCAGTATAGCGAAAGTCAGCCCTATAGACCGAAAGATAGCACGCATAAAGATGAAGAGTTTAATTTTGCCGCATGGTCCGTGAATGGATTCTCGCAGTTGGCAGTTGACAGTAAAAACAATCAGTTTTGGGTGGACAACGCAAGGGTGTTCGCCAATGTCATCCCCGGAAAAACCTATATATTCTCAGCATACGTTGGTTGTTATCATTGTGGCGGATATTTGATTGCTGAAGAATACAGTGCTGACAGCAAAAATTATATCCGTTGGCTTGCTGACTCCGGGTTATTTGGCGAAAGAAATAATATTTTGTTAAATGATGGTGAGAGCTGCGTCGAAGCTAGCTCTTCGAATTTTGCGAATGGAGTGGACACAAATAGCACACATCGTGCATTTGTTAAATTCATAGCCCCTAGCAGTGGTGTGGTTTGTCTTGCTTTCCGCATCCATAGATTTGGTTACAAACAAGCATATCAAGATTGTTACATAGCTAGAGCGATGCTTGAGGAGGTGAATCCAAGTCAAAACACACCTAGTCCATGGCGAGAAACATCGATAACCTCTATTGATGGCGGTTCGATTGTCACCAACTCAATCACCACTAAACAGCTCGGTGCGGATAGTGTAACGGCTAACAATATCGCAGTTGGTGCGGTGGCAGCCAAGCATATTGCAGTAGGCAGTATTGGAGCTGAGCATATTGCTACACGCTCACTAACCTCTGACAAGTTAAATGTTAATAGCCTTTCAGCTATTAGTACCAATATTGGCAGTATCAACGCTGGCGATATAACTGGCGTTAATATCCATGGTAATAACATATCAGGCGGAGCAATCAATGGTACAACAATTACTGGTTCAACGATAAACGGTAATGATATTAATGGTGGCACGATACGAGGCGCTAGACTGGAGGGTGTAACTGGTAAATTCACGGGATCGCTTGAGGTCAATCAGTTGATTGGTGGTAATCTGTGTGAAACGTTTATTGCTAATGCCTATATAGTTGGTGGGAGTTATCAATCAAGAATAAGGATAGCACCGTCTCCAGTTAGGAGGATTTTTTTCGTGGTTAATTCACACATAACTTTCACGGTAGAAGCAAATCAATCGCATGAGTATTACTATTGGCACACAGATAAAAAAGACCCTACAGAGCTTTTCAATATTGGCTTTGGTAATATAAACCCTGCCAAGTTATGCATCGTAGCATACGCAGTATCAAGCACGACAACAATGACACAAGTCTAGGAGTAAAAATGACAACATTTAACAAAATCTTAAATCCAATGTATTCAGCTATTGCTGCATACTCCAAACAAGAAGATGGCTCAATCAATGCCAAGTATGTATTAGGCACTGGCGAAGATAGTGACGGCTCCGTGACTAACTTCACGCCCATTATTTCTGATTATAAATGGATTGATGCAACAACAGCCAAAGAGCTAATGAAAAAGCCATTAACCAAAGATGACATTGGCAAAACTACAGAACAGATTGATTTAGAGCGAATTTACGCTTATCTGAAAGAAAACGGTCAAATCGTAATTTAATCAACCTTAACTGAAATCAACCGCACTTTGAGTAATCTTGGTGCGGTTTTTATTTGGAGCAAAGATGGAAAACATTGAGCTGGAAACAGTGCGTGGTGATGATGATGGTTGGACTTTTGAAATACTAGAAGATGACGAGCAGAAGAGTGATTTAACTGGTAGCAAGTTCGATATGTGGATTGAGCCGAAGAAAGGCGAAGTTATTAAATTATCAACCGAAACAGGTGAGATTACTGTAAGTGAAAATCTAGTAACAGTTACATTGTCACACGATAAAACACTAGGGGCGAAGTGGGAGACAGCAAGCTGGGATTTACAATGCACCAGCCCTCAAGGATTAATCAGAACGCTCGCAGGTGGTGAATTCACGCTTATCCACGATATAACGGAGGCGAGATGATTATTAGATTAGTTAAACGCTCAAGACCTAATATTAAGGTTAAAGTGCGTTTAATAAAAGAGATTGGCGAGAGAAAGGAAAAGATCCCAACTCTCGAAGAATTGAAAACATTTTATAGAATAGGAGCTTTATAGCATGGCAAGCCAAGAAATTACAACAGTTTTAACCGAGTTCGCAGAATTCTTAGGTCAGGAAGATAAGAAGCGTCAAACTGCAATCGGTAACCTTGATAATTTAACGACAGAACAAAAAACATCACTAGTAGTAGCAATCAATGAGTTAAAACAATCAATTACCGCTTTATCTGGCAGTAGCGCCGGCATCAATGATAGCGCAACAGGCGACAGTTCAACCCTGTCAGCTAAAAAAATCCTTGAATTACTCAATCAAGCGAAAACAGAGGCTAAAAGCGAAATCTTGGGCGGTAACGTAGCGGCAGAGTTGGACACTATCAAAGAGCTTGCTGATGCGTTAAATGGAATGAAAACAGGTGAAGATGGCTTGAATAAACTCATTCAAAAAATCTCAAAAGCCAATGAAGCGTTAACTACACTTAATCAAAAATTCACCGCTCTAGATAGCGTAAATTTAAAAGAAGCTTACAACAGAGGTTACAATAAATAATGACATTT